TTTTCTCGGCTGCCAGTGCTTCAAGCTCCGGCTTTTTCATCCGTGAGATACTATCCGCAGACAATACTTTCTCCGACTGCTGCCCGTTTGCGATATCTACTGGTTTTGGGCTGCTATCTTCTGCTTCGTTCCTAAAATCCTGCATTTCGAGAGTGATATCCTCTACTTCGTTCCTTAGTTCTCGCATTTCGGGGGTGGTGTCTTCTGTTTCGTCCTCTGGTTCTTGCATTTTAGGACTATTATCTTCTGTTTCGCTTCTTGTATCACCAAATAATTTTAGAAAAGCATCAACATCTTCAATGTCTGAATCGGTATCATCTGTATACTGTAATTCCACAAATCTTCTGGTAGCCAGCAGCCTTTCTGCCATCATATCATCCACAAGAAAAGGGACTTCTCTTACACATGAAAATCCTTTCACTGCATAAGAAAGCCCCTGTTTTAATTCTAATCTTCTCATTAATCTGCGCCTCCTAATTCAGTGACGGCAGATTGGTAATGATTGCCGCTGCATCCAGTTCTTCAACAATGGGGTCAAAATCCAGATGGCAGACATAAAACCGCTTATCCTGCATAATAGCCTCTTTGCCTTCTGTTGTTTTCCGGATTTTCACATCGTAAGTATTAACCACGATAAGATTTTGCGGATCGGTAAGCAGAATTTTATCATCACTCATAGACGGGCAGGGCACAGAAGGAATATGTACCGGCTGAGAGTATACCGATTCAGGAACTGCACCGCCCTTCGCAATCACTTGATTCATCAAATATAATTCCCACTGCTGTGCTCTCTTTGGTGACATTAACCAACGTAACTTTCCATTGTTATATTTATTAGGCAGTTGTCCCAGCGTCTTATAAAAAATATCAAGACTCATTGTATTGTCCCCGGATGCATCATAAACATGACCGCCATTGCTAATCTTCTTAATCCATCCATCATTCAGCTTTAAGAAATCATAATCTTTATCACTGGAAGGCGTATCCTCGTCCCCATTCAAATAGATATCCTCTAAATCAACGCCAAGCTGTGCCGTCATAAGGTCTGTGATAACAGCTTCTAACTGCTGCCCCTCAATATTTTCACGCAGTGTTTCTTCTGTAATTTCCCATGGCAGACGAACTGCTTTACAAGCATATTCGATTACCCGCGTATCTACTCCTGCTCTGTAGCCGTCATCTGTATTTTCCGTCTTAGCGCGGAGAATACGTGCCGCAATTCCAATCTTGTCGATTTCGCCGCTTTTTGCGCTTCGCATTACGTGCCTTACCAGTTTTACAAGGTTTGTTGCTTCAAATGTCTGCTTGATAAATTTCCTTGCCTGTTCTGGATTCAGTAAACCATGATTGATACTTCCCGTTTGGATTGCACCAGCTTTGTTGATTAATTGTGCATTCGTTAACATTGTTCTTTCCTCCTTACTTTTACATACTTGTCATTATCTTCTTAAAACATACCCGTCATATAGTGAAGTTCTTCACTCTTAGATATGTCTGCGCCGGCAGCAGAATTTAGATTGCCCGGAAGCGCTCTGCTCTGCATAACGGGCTGAAGCGCTTTCATAACCGGTTCAATTGCCTTTGATACTTCCTCGCCTACCATTTTTGCAACTGTTTCCGCAGTTATCACGCTTTCAGCTATGGAACCGTCCGAAGAAGCAGCAGCCTGTGACGTTCCTGTTTCTCCGCTTCCGTCCTTTGATACAGGAGCTAATTCCTGCAGCTGCTTTGTGATTGGCTCCATTGCCTTTTTTACTTCATCTCCTACAAGTTTCTGTACATCTTCCCGTGACATATCAATATCCTCCTTTTGAACATTATTGGCTGTGTCTGATTCTCCATCATAAAATTCTGATAAAAAAGAACCAAGTGTATCATAAATGCTTTTTAAGGCACTCAGATTTTTCGTGCTAAGACTCTTGCCTGCTTTCGTTACGGGCATTGCCGTTTCTTTGGCTGCTTTTTCTAGTGATTTTACAATGCTTCCATCCGAAGTAAGTAATTGCGTGACAATATCATTAAAATCCTCTAATGCTTCCCGAATTGTACTCTCATCAGCATTATAACCCCATTCCCAAACACCTGTATCCGGATTATAGAAATTTCCTTCCAATGTGGAACGCAGCGCATACCACGCGGAATAAAAATTGTCCTCCTTTACCCTGCGTTGAAAATTTGTTTTTACTGCTCCTTTTTCTACTACATCAAATCCCATAGCTTTCGCTAACCTGCGGAACAGCCCTTTGGGTTCATCCGCTTTTTCAACGGAAAGCGCTACATCTTCCTCCGAATATACCCCAATACCGCCCATCGAAAATCCTGTGATATCCCCTTTCTGAATGGATTCCCACACATCAGTATCCGAAATTTCCATTGTCATAAGCCACGTTCCCTTTTTAATGGCTTCTCCTTCAATTTCCATATCACACTTCGCAACATATGATTCTACTACTGCTGCCCCCTCGCACTTCTGGAAGCAGTGCTGTAAATCTACCTGATTTCCGTTCTTAGCAAACCAATAGGCAGCTTTTGTAATTTCTTCTTCTGTCATATAATTGCCTTGTGAATCCTCAACCATTGGCTCATATACAATACCTGTCACAAAATGACTGTCTGCATCAGCCTTTAGAATGCGTCCAAATGTGGAAAATGCTGCAGCGCCGTTCTCTGATTTGGTTATTAAAAACTGCTTTTTATTTGCAGCTTTATTTACCAGTGACACAAAGCTGATTTTTGCGTCTGTAATTGCGTATGCTTTCATAATCTTTGGCATAACATCTTGTACCTCCTTCCGGTTTATTTACTGTTTAACGGACGGTTCCGAACTATCATGAAAACTATTCCCTGCAAAAAAGCAATTAAAAAACACCCCGAAGGGTGCTGCTTGTTTTCTATGCATTTTGCTTTTTTACTATACGATTCGTCAGGAACGTCAGCTCTTCCAATGTAAGCTTTCTGAAAGGACTTTCAACAGAATCATCTTCCGTATCCGATTCTGGCGGCTGATATGTATCCACGTCAAAACCAAGCTTCTCGCATATTCCTTCATAAGTTATTGTATCCATCAGAACACCTCCAATTCCACCCCATTTTTTGCCAGTTCTTCGATTGCTTTTGTCATTTCGTCTGTATCTCCATTATAAAACAAAGCATTAATCCTTTCAAGAAAAATATCAGCGTTTACCTTATTTACTTCACCATTAATAGTATATTTAAATATTGTCCCATTATGTCCAACCACCAGACCGTATTTATATTTTCCATGGGCAGCTGCCTGAATATCATTAATACTCGGCATTGTGCTGCTTGGGTGGTTATGTATTCCGATAATAGTATAATCTTCTGCATTTTTAATCATTTTCTTCATAGCCTTGGACGGATTTACCTGTCTAACAACATTATAATCATCCCTGACCATCACAGCACCCGTTTTTGAATTAATAAATACCAGATCCTCATACTGTGTTCCACTCCTGTGCCTGAGCATCTTCTTTGCGTTCGCTCGGATACTTCTTGTAATGTGCTTATTTTCCCCAAGTGCGTTAAACTTATTCTGATACTCGGCAGATGTTATTTGTTTTCGGTCAATTTTAGAAGCTTCATAATCATACTTAGGTTTGCTGGCTTCTGCATATGCAGTATCATCATTTTCAATAAACTGCTGCTGGAGTTTTTTTCGTTCTTCATAAGGCATTCCTAGTATACTGTCATTTGTAATACCTCTATGTATACAATGGCAGTTCACACTTTCGCTTGCCGGAAGAATCGGGTCAATCGGATACATAGGATAATATGTTATCCCATTCCTGCCAACCAAAGTAAACGGCTGCTCCTTGGGAACAATCTGACCACTCATATCTATATGGTTGGGACGTGGTTCATTCTTGTGCGTTCCTGTATGTACCCATTCCTTTCGGTCAGTCGCCGGACTTTGCTGGATAGCCTCCTCATGCGCCACCGAATGCGCCCGCAAAACTTCTGTCAGTGCAACCCTTCTAGCCTGATAATATTCTGTACGCCACCCACCATCCATGATTTTTCTTGTAAGTTTTTCAATGCTTTCCCCATTGTCTATAGCGTTTTGTATTAGGTCTGTAAGTTGTTTATGGGTATTGATTTTCATTAATCGGCCAAGTTCGCTGCTCCATGATTCCATCCAGTTTGATGTTCTTTGTCTAAGCGTATCAACTACCAAATCTGCCTCTGTCACTTTCATATATGCTGTGGCTAATTGGGGAACTTCTATATCCAGCATATCTGCTGCCGCTTCTTCAATCTGTTCGGCGATATCATCATTTTCCATCATTTGAAATACTTTTTTCTTCGCTTCTTTCCATCCGCTGGCAGCAGCCAGCGCCATAAGAAGTTCATCCGTCTGCGAATGTAAGATATCTGCAATTTTATCCTGCAATGAATTTATCTGTTCTACGGTTTCCTCTGCCTCTGCAAATCCTTCTTCTGTCAAAGTCTGTGTCAGTTCCTCATCTGCCTTGGCAATATAACAGTCAATCGCACTGATAATCCCTTTTGCATTGGAAATAACCGCCTTTGCAATCATATGATAATATCTTGGCTGCTGCATATTATGCATATTATTCACCTGCTTTCTGCTGATATCCAATCAATGCCTTGCGGATTTCCAGCATAACAGGGAGGATATCCTTATCTCTTACAGATGCTTTCTGTATCTGATTATCAAGCTGCTGCATTTCATCTTCTGATACCATTATTTTACTTTGCTGATACGTTGTATTTTCTTCTGTAGACTTGATTTTACCCTCCTGCATATTTCCCAATACATTCCCCGAAAATTCCTGCTGCATCTGCCCCTGTGATGTCGTTTTTGCATAGGCAAGTGGTATATCGCCCCAATCCCCTTCGTAGTCCTCACACCCATCTTTTCCAAGTACAGTATACGTTAATTCTTTTGCTGTATTCGGTGTCAATCCACCTGCGCGCTCTGTAATATTAAGCATCTTTTGCATATCATCAGGATTCGTTATATCTGGCGCATCAAACTGTATTTCTACATAGCGGAAGCGATATCCGTTCAACAGTTTATTATTTACAATCCATGATAAAGATGCCCTTTCCGGCTGAAATACCTGCTTTTCCGTAACTTCCATTGCTGTCTGTGCTGTTGACCTGTTAAAATCTGTGGTATATCCTGTATAAAGATCAGGCAGCAGGAAAGCAGACTGCACTTTTTTTCTTCCGTTTTCCTGATACTCTTGAAACAGCTCATCCTTTTGCAGAATACTGGCAAGGTCTTTAATTTCTACCTCCGGCTGCTCCGTTCCATTAAACTGCGCTGAAACTTCATTGTTTTCTACTTCTAAAACAAGATAAGAATGCTGCCCGCTTTCCCCCTCTATCTCATTCATATAATTTTGCAGCTTTTCAAACGCATCATCAGACAGTGTACCGCCTTTAATTAATATCATTAAAGGCGTATGCCTGCCTTTGCGGAAATAAGCATTATTAAGCACTTCTGCACGCCGGTTCCCGTCCACCGTTAAAACCTGTCCAATCCAGCGTACTTCACCATACGGCATACTTCCTACCTTGAAATCAATAATCTCGTTTGCCTGATTGTCAATATCAATCTGCTCATCCAATATATTGATGTACTGACCGTTGCGTTTATCCATAATCCTTGGATCGCCAAACTCCTTAAAATAAACCGTCTTTCCTGCAACATTCTGCCGAAACTTCCGAAATTTCTTTTTCCTGCGGATTGCTTCGCCATTATAAAAAAATACAGATTCAATGTATGGCTCCAATGGATATGTCATATCAATCGTAGGCGTATCAATAATAAATTCTAGCTGTACCACATTTCCCTTCATATCCCGTATCACTTCACAATAAGATATCCCATATGTTTCCCTGTCACGGACAATATTTTCAAAAATCTCCTTTATCATGCAGTCCATATTTAGGAGCGCAATTGTTCTTTGTGCAAGGTTCCACTCTGCTTTCATTTCTTTGGTTTCCTCGTTATAATCTTCCTTGTAATGGATGGATATGCCAAATCCGGAAATATTATTTTTGTATGCTCTAATGCATTGGGGAAGGATTGTAGAATTATCAACCAGTTCCTTCAATCCGTACATATTAACCGGATGCGGTATCCACTCATCCGCACTGGCAGCAGATGCCCTTGTTAGCTGTTCACTTTTATCGGACTTTTCAATCCGGCTGCTGCCCTTATAAAAAACCGAAGGCGTATTATCTGCTTCCTGTGCCTTAATAACCTTAACGCCTATATTCCTAACCGGCTTTTTCCCATTATCCATTGTTTTGTTTCCCTCCCTTCCGTTTATAAACCATTGGCAAACATACCAGCAGTATACAGTCTGCTTCATCAGGAGAAGTCAATCCCCGTTTTTTCATTTCTTCCTTGCTTTCTACTTTCTGTTTCCCGTTACTGGTAAAAAAATACTTCCGACAAGATAATTGACCAATAAGGTCATTATCATTCGGAAGTATAATATCCGGTTTATGAGGATTCCCATTATCATCAAATGGAGCAATTAAGTCCCTGACAACACCCATCATATAAGTAGTGGAATCAGCATAGTATTTGTGTTGAATCTTCTGTCCAAAGTTCACAGGAAGTACAATCATATCAGTAAATACTGCCGGTTCTGTACGGATATAGCTGCGGAGCTGATCAACAACACCGCCGCCGACACCACCATCATCCACTTTTACGCCAATCTGCCCTTTGAACTTATATTGTTCTTTTAAATGCTTATAAAGAATTGCAATATTACTTGCCGTCCAAGTAGTATCCTGCCCGTTGTATTTCTTGAATATCTGAACATATTCATTTATCCGATATCCAATACAAGTTTTATCATTTCCAAAGCGCGCCACATCACAGCCAATCTCTATTTTGTAAATGCCGCTTGTGTCAGCAGGCAGTAAATTCCCGTTATGATCTCGATATTTCCCTAAAGCCTTTGCTGTGGCATCTGTTATTTCTGTCTGCCTGCTTCCGTCCAGCCATGCAATCGGGATAAAAATATCATCTTCCTGCTCTGGGAACTCACCATACACGCGAACTTTGACAACGTTGCTGTTTTCCCCATACTTGCGCTTCATAGCCGCAATGTTCTCTTTATTTGTCCGTTTGCTATGTTCCGCATTTACTACATGACACCGATACAATGCCTTGTCTACCGTATGGCTTTCATAGAACGTTCCAGAAGCCTTTGTTGGATTTCCCATAAGCAGCAGTTTATTGTTAACCCCTGATAAAGTACCTGTGATAGCTTCCATAATGGGGTCTGCAACGCCTGACGCTTCATCCACAACAAAAAGCAGATTGTCTTCATGGAATCCCTGCATATTTTCTGGTTTTGTCGCAGTCTTAGCAACCGCAAACCAGCGCTCCTCATACCCTTGGACATAAACATATGTTTTTGTCCACCGCAGCAGCAGGGTCAACAATGGCGATTGATGCATCCACTTATCTACTTCCGGCCATAAAATATCATGAAGCTGCTGCCTAGTAGGCGCTGTTGCAACAATTCTCGCATATGGGAAACACGCCAAGAACCATAAAAGCAATGCTGCTTCTACACCTGTTTTTCCAACTCCTTGCCCCGATCTGACGGATACCCTTGGATAATCTCTTAAATCATAAGCAACATCCTTTTGCCAGTTATCAGGTTCAAACAATAAAACTTCTCTCATAAACAAAACAGGGTCATTTGTCCATAACGGAATACTTTCATCAAGAAATTCAGCAAGCCAGTTCTCATTATTCATCTTGTTTTTTCCTTCCCTCAAGGACTTTCTCTGCCCATGCTTTTAAGGTATCATTTCCTTCATGTTCGCTGCATCGCATCCTCTCCGTTTCAGCTTCCAGTTTCTTTATACGGGCTTTCTGTTCATCCGTTGTAAGCTCCCATCTGTCATGTAGTAATTCATTATACTGCTTGATCATGCCTCGAAGTTCGCCTTGTGCACGCGCCTGCGCTTTCAAAAAGTTTGCCTGTTTATCCCATGCCTGCTGTACTTCCCACTTCTCCCCAATCACATTGCCGTCTTGTTCTGCAACCTTTTCGATGGTTTTATCGTTCCTGTCACGAACATACATAATCTGTTGTGATCGCATAATGGCAGCATAGGCAATCTGAATCTGATTCCATAACACATCCAATGAATCGTCCGGCATTTCTTCAATAATCGAAAGGGTTTCTTCCGGAAGATACTTGCGAAAAAGACCATGTTTTTCTGCGTTACTGTTTTTCTTAGGTGCTCCATGACCAGACGCATTTTTGTTGCCCGGCTGACCGCCTTTTTTCTTTGTTGTACAACTTTGCTTTTCTGATTGTTGTACAACATTCCATTTATCTCTATTCTTCCAAACTGCAATAACCTTTTCATCTTCACCTAGAAGCTCTGCAATCTTTCTGTTTGTTATATTCCCACTATGTTCTTTATAAATCTCATACGCTTTATCACGGTTTGGGCTTCGCTTCCTTGCCAATTACCACCACCTCTCATTCGTTTGTTTTGTTTTCTAAAAAGAATATAAGAGAGGCGCCGCGGTTCTGCTGCCGCGGCGCCTCTCTTGATATAATCTTTTTTAGTCTTCTTTTAACTTTCTAATTCCTCTCCGAATCGCTTCTGCCTTCTGAACATTTTCTTTCTCGCAATATTCTTTCAGTATTTCTAAATGTTCCTTATCAACGCGGACTGTTAATTGCTCCGATTTGGGATTATCCGATTTCTGCTTTCCCATTGATTTCATATTTCTCACCTACCTTTTTGATGTCGTTTAAATACAGTTTAATTTGTATCTTACAAAAAGACAAGTGATTTTACAATTAAATACAATTTTTTGATGTGACAAATACTTATTTGTTTCCTGATACCATATTAGCACATTACAAACGGGCATTGTGGGCATTTTTTATAATTATTGTATTTTTTTTGTATTTTTATTCTGATTTAGATATCTGCTCACAATCCGTTCGCCTGTCCGGCGGTCAAAATGCATAATATTACCGATTTTATCCCATGAATAACCATCTACATATTTGTACTGCATTATCCGCCTTATCCTGCTTTCCTTTACATTGTTTATGTACTGTAGCAGTTTTTGTTCTTCTCTGGCTGCACTCTCCTTTCTTTCTTTGAGCATCATTTTATTTTCACACAAAAGTTTGGAGCGCTTATCAGCTAATACAGGATTATAACCTTGAACAGTTGCCCAGCCCTGCACATACGGGAAATTTTGCCCTGATGCATTAACCCTGACTGGTGCCGATGATATATCCATTTGTTCTATCTGCGCAATCTTTTGTTCAAGTTCCTCAATTTCCTTTTTCAAATCAATAAGCTGTTCAAGTTCTTTCTTCGTCAAACTGCTCCTCCCCCTTTTCACTTACTATACTGCTCGGCTTTCCTATTTCTTCCACATACTCTTATACCGCACAATCCTTCCGATGTCATCAGCATATCTTACCGAAAAGACTTCTGCGATACTCCATTCATTGTATTCATGCTCCAGATTGTCATTAAATGCTGATAATGACAGCCATCCATCATGCCCTATGTTTCCCTTTTGATCAATTCTCAACAGTACATCTTTGTCTGAATAGTCAGTAGTTTCCATTCCTGTATCACGTAATACCATATAATAGATATTATTATTGGTTCTAACCAACATCCCTGACTTCAAATCTTTCTTTACCATTTTTTTCTCCTTTATTCCTCTAAATTTCAGTTTAGTTTGTCAATTCTTTTATAGCGTTTTCAGCTTCTCTACGTGTTAGAAAAACCGTCTTACCGATATTATCTAAATCTTCTAGTCTGATTTCATGTTCGGCAATTTCCCATGCACCTTCTCCCAAAAATTGATATATCCTATAAACTACATGACCGATTTCACACGGTAGTTTCAGCAGCTTACCCTGTTCCTCTAAGTCCTCGTATTCTTTCAGCTTTTCCGCAAGTTTCAAAATTTTCATAATCTCGCTTTTGTTGCAAGTAATATCTAAATCAAATGTAAGAGCAACTCCACCTTTTTTGCTTGTTGTTGTCAATCTCTCCATATTTCCCTTCCCTCTGCAATCCCACTATTTCAGGATATTTTTTATTTCAGTTTTCATTATTTTTCAAACTTAATCATCCTTTCACCATTCTCTGTGGTAAACTGTGCTTTATATCCGTTCCTGTCTGCAATTCTTATTAAATCATAGTTAATATCATCACTATAAATTTCCATATAAAAACAATCTTTTGTAGTTTTAGAAATCTGAAATTTTGTACAATTTAATGAATCGCATTTTGTACAGTGTAATTCTTCATCATAGCAGTTTGCACAATTATTAAGATAGATGCAGATTTCCTTTATTATTTCTTTATGACAATTGTTTTCATTCATGATATATCTCCTCCTAAATTCTTAGTTGTGTAAGCAGACTTTTTTAATAAGTAAACAATAATATTCTTTATTGGGTTCTGCTCCCCATTCTGGTTTCCCTTGTCTTATATCAATGATAACATCAACAAGTGCCTGTTTCGAATCGGAGGAATATCCATTTTTTAATACTACTTTTTCTATTGAAATTGTTGGTAATCCATATCTATCTAAAAGTCCAATCGTTTGAAATCTTTTGGTATAATATGGCTTAATTTCCCGATACTCCTCTTTCTTTTCACCGGACACTATCATGTCAAACCATTTTCGTTTTATTTGCAACGCCAACATAGTTATACCTCTCCATTAATCAGCTAAATTCTTATTTACTTGGTTTTGTCATTTTGAATCCTCACTTAAAATATTTTTTGTTATTAACCCCTTACATATCCTTTATTCTCCTCACAAACAAATCTCACAGTTCCACATTTAGGACAAATTTTAAATTTGTTGTGAACTGATGAATTATAAAAATCTTTATTATTGCCGATAAAACCACAAGCTGCACATTGTAATTCATCGCCTCTAATCCGTTGTTTTTTGAGCATTTGTTGCTTATTTTTTCTTAATTCTTTTTCGCCTATCATAAATATATACTTCCTCGCTAAAAGTGGTCGTGCAAGGCTTCTCACCTACTGCAAACTGGATATGGTTTAACTCGTAAAGAAAATTACTACACAGCCTACGATCCTTTCATAATTTTCCAATAAGCAATTGCCCATTCGGAATTTATACCTATTATCCTCACATTATTGTCTTATGCCGATATATCTTCTCGTAACGACCAAATAATGAATTTCATTAACTTTGTTCAATATATTTTTTAAATCTTTCCTCTGCCTTCTGATAATTCCAATTACCATCAAAATAAGGATTCCACGACCAATAATCAAAATAATTATTCAGCCAGTCTTCATTCATGTTATGTATTACTTCTCCATCCACAACATAATCAATAATAATATTAGTTGCTACTTTTACCCCACGTTTTCTTAAATCCTGTGCAAACACAACATACCAAGAAGTTTGTTCAATATCTCTGTTCATAGCCTGAAGAACCTTTATATTGTCACTTTGAATAGGACAATGGAATATCTTTAGTAATCCTTTATCTGCTAGGTTGATTAATTCGCGTTTACATACATTTGCGTTTTGAGGTTCTACGTTTCTAAATGAAATAGGTTTATGATACCGAATTGCTATATGACACCAATCCTTAATCTGCTGCACAGTCGGACTATCGCTAACTACCACAACTCCTTCATCAGCATGATCTAAAAACTCTTTTATCTGTAAATATGCGTCTGTATGATATGTTTCTCCTCTTGTATCACGAATTGTACAATACTTACACTTACCATGACATCCTGCCCCAATTTTCAAAGGATACATATGCCGAAACAGATTACCAACTGCAAACTCATCATCACTTTCTTTTAATTCTCTATTCCAAAAGGGTTTTCTGTAATCAATAACCCCTGTAACATACTTTAAATCTACATATTCTTTTCTCACAACATTAAGCCGCCTAAGATAATCTGGCAATTCAATATCAAATCTCTGTGCAAGGCATCCTCCCATATAAATTGGAGTTTTAGGATGCTGCTCATGAAGTTCTTCTGCTGTTTTTAAATCATTATAAATCGCAAGATCTGTCACCTGACAACCAAGAACAACAATTGTGTCCGTTGGATTAAGTACATCATTTGAATTTTCTTCTACAAAATATGGCGTTACACACTTGCCATCTTTGCCTTTAGCAACTTCCGCATTTGCAAAGCTCAGAAAATCAGACCACACACTCATACAAGCAGTGCAAGCACAATAAATATCCTTTCCTAAATCATTTTCCTCGTATAAAATTCCTGTTCCAAATCTGTTTGTAATTTTTTTCATTTTCTTGTCCTTTCTTATTTAAAATAAGTTTTCCAAAGACTAATTTAATCCCAATTCTTCAC